ATCTTCTTCTTGATGATGATCTAAAAGTTTTTTTTTTTTTACTTGATGATCCATTTCCTGAAGATGCTTTTCTTTTGTGAGGCATTATATATTATTAAAATATAATAATATATTTTATTATATTATAAAATAATATATGAATTCAACCAAGTCAAATTTAGCAGCTAAAAATAAAAAACCTATTTTTAAAAACAATAATTTGTCGCAGTTATTTAAATTAATAAGTGAAAAAAGAGTATTTTTTGCTCTAATTTTAGCAACTTTAGTATCTCAACTTTCTATTACTTATTATGTAAGTGAAAATGTTAAAATAGAGGATGAACAAGATAAAAATAAAGAAACTAATAAATTCAATAGCAAACTTATTGGAGCATATGTAGCAGCGTTTGTCATAATTCTAATTTTGGCATTTATTACTATGCCACCATGGTTAAAATTTATATTATTTTCTCTCTTTTCAACTGCTTTTGGTGTAATTCTAGGATATAAAAAATCAGGAATAGATCCTGGTATTATTAAAAGTGCTTTAGTAGGAACAGCTAGTATTTTTGTTGCTATGTTTGCTTTTGGACTAGCATTAATTGCCAGTGGTATTAAATTAGGTTTTAAATTTGGTCTTGGTTTGCTTATTGCTTTATTCTTTTTAGTAATTATTAGTATTGTCCAAATTTTTATTGCTGAATCTTCGTTATTAAAAAAAATACTTGTTATTGGATCATTGATGGTATTTTCGTTATACATTATGTATGATACTAACAATATTTTACAACGTAATTATAATGGAGACTTTATAACAGCATCTTTAGATTATTATTTAGACATAATTAATATTTTTAGCGGATTATTAAGTGGACTTGAGTTTGATGATTAAGCTAAATAATTAAGGTATAGGAATAAATTTCCACCCTAAATCTTCACATATTTTTTTCCATATTTGGTCTTGTTCTATACGTTTTTCACGATCTTTTAACATAGGAAAATAGGGTAAAAAACTGCGTTCATTTAACAATTCACATAATTTATATAATGTATAATAATAGTTTAAAAAATTAACTCTATCTTTAGGACAATATTTGGAATAAGGTTTTTGTAATTCCATAAATAAATTACATAATGTTTCTTCAAGTTCAGCACTCATTATAGGAGGTCTTATTCCTAATTTATCTTTTATAAATGGAATATGTTCATAATATTTATTATAACCTAGATTTTTCAGTATTTCTTTGGTTTTCTTATTTGTTAACTCATTAAGACTTATACGTTCTTTTTTGATTTGATTTTTAATATTCTCAAATACTTCATCAGGTATATTTGTGCTTTCTTTTGCTTGAAATTGCGCTAATATTTCTTTTAAATGATTTATTCTTTTATAAGCATAAAAACATACTTCTTTAGGAGGTTCTTTATATGATGGTTTATCTATTTCAATTAAATATTTAATACTATTTGAACAATTACTGCATATTGACATCCCCTCACTTTCAACATAAACCATCTCTCCTCTGTTACATACATTACAAATATCTGATGGATAAATAAATTTATCATAGTTTAAGTATTTAGAATCAATATTGTTAAAATATTTATCTATAAAATTATTATTGTTTATTTTAATAAAATTTTCATCCTTTATTTTAGCGTTATTTGTTTCGTCTGAAATATTTAATGAGAAAAATTGTTTTACTATGTTATTTTTGTCTGAATCCTCAAACGTATCACTAGTAGATATATTCTTTTTATTTTCAAAATAATCAAATATATATTTAGAATTATTTAAATAATAATTTTTTTCTTTAGCTTTGAGAGATTTTATAATGTTCTTATACTTATTAATATTATCTAATAAATCCATTTTTTTTTTGGATTTATTTAGAATTGATTCAAGTTTTTCTATTTGTTTTAAATATTTAGGAATAACTACTTCTTCATTGTGTTTAAAAGATTTTATTATTTCATTATGTTTGCTATCCAATGTTGTTTTAATAGTATTAAATTTTTTCATTGATTAGAGATTATATTTTTAATGTAGTAAAAATTTATATAATAATATTGTTTAATTATTTAATTTAATTTAATTATTTAATTAAATTAAATTAAATAATTAAATTAAATTAAATTAAATTAAATTAAATTAAATTAAATTAAATTAAATTAAATTACAAAAAATTTTTTTCTTTAGGAATATTATAAAAAAATGGCTGGTGGATTAATGCAATTAGTCGCCTATGGCGCTCAAGATGTTTATTTAACAGGTAATCCTCAAATTACCTTTTGGAAAGTAACTTACCGTCGTCATACCAACTTTGCGATGGAATCAATTGAACAAACTTTCAATGGTCAAGCGGATTTTGGTCGTCGTGTTACATGCACTATTTCACGCAATGGCGATTTAGCTTATCGCACCTATTTACAGATTACTCTTCCTGAAATTGGTCAATCTTTAGGCAATAACAATGTATATGCGAGATGGTTAGATTTCCCAGGCGAGCAGTTAATTTCACAAGTAGAAGTCGAAATTGGTGGTCAGCGCATTGATCGTCAATATGGTGACTGGATGCACATATGGTGCCAACTAACACTATCAAAAGAACAAGAACGTGGTTACTATAAAATGATTGGTAATACTACTCAATTAACATACATTTGCGACCCAGATTTTGCTGAAGTTGATGGTCCTTGCTCTGCTGATGGTATTCGTCAAGTTTGTGCTCCCCGTAAAGCACTACCTGAAACCACTTTATATGTTCCATTACAGTTCTGGTATTGCCGTAATCCCGGTTTAGCTCTACCTTTAATTGCTTTACAATACCACGAAGTAAAAATTAACTTAGACATTCGCAATATTGAAGAATGCTTATGGGCAGTAAATAGTGTTGCTGGAACCGGTATAAAAATTGAGCAAGCATACAAACAATCGCTAGCTGCGGCATCGCTATTTGTTGATTACATTTTCTTAGATACTGATGAACGCAGACGTATGGCTCAAAACCCACACGAATATTTAATTGAACAACTACAATTCACCGGTGATGAATCGGTCGGTTCGTCATCAAACAAAATCAAATTAAATTTAAATCATCCTTGCAAAGAATTAATTTGGGTTGTTCAACCAGACGCAAATGTTGATTATTGTGCGTCAACATCTGCTAATACTGAGTTAAATAAATTATTGGGTGCCCAACCTTTTAACTATACAGATGCTTATGATGCTTTACCAAATGCAATTCATGCTTTCGGTGGTAAAACAAATATAAGCACATCTACAAATGCTGCTTCTGGTAATGGTTTTATTAATGCAAGTGGAATGTTCCAAGATCCATTTGCCAATGATGTTACTGTAAGTGCGGTTGGTGCTTGGGCTACTTCTAATGGTACAGACTCCGGTGTTTCCGATGCTGGCACTTTCGTTTTAGCCGAAACTGCCTTAGATATGCACTGCTGGGGTGAAAATCCAGTTGTTGTTGCCAAATTACAATTAAATGGCCAAGACAGATTTTCGGAGCGTGAAGGCACATACTTCGATTTAGTCCAGCCTTTCCAGCACCACACTCGTGCGCCAGACACTGGTATTAATGTTTACTCATTTGCCCTAAGACCAGAAGAACACCAACCATCCGGCACATGCAACTTCTCGCGAATTGACAATGCCACCTTACAGTTAGTTTTATCTAATGCTACTGTTTCGGGTGTAAGCACTGCTAAAGTTCGCGTTTATGCTGTCAACTACAACGTCCTCCGCATTATGTCGGGTATGGGTGGTTTAGCTTACTCGAATTAAATAATTTTACTTATTTATTTTTCACTTATTAATAATTTTTTATTGAATTACAATAAAATATTATTACTTTAATATATTATAGCATTAATATATTATATTATAAGATATTAATACATTACTATGAATACATCTTTAGTAATAAATAGTTTTTATATTACATATATATTTTTAATTACTACTTCAGTAATTACATTTATTGAAGCATTACGAAGTCCTATTCCACAAGTTCGTCATATTTTAAATTTAGAAA